CGTCTGTACGGAACCGAAAAATTTTGTCGCTAAAATCAATATTAAACAATATGTAATGATAATGGGGACGACCATGAAGTTCACCATATTCACCGCAGCCGAGAAAACGAATACCGCTGCCATACTCACGACGAAGATTCTTCATGAAAGTCTGATGAAATTTCTTGCTTAAGCTTTTATCACGTGGCAAATGATAATCGTCAAAAGTGCAAGTAACGAAATAAGCAGAAGACGAAGAACGGGCTTCGTGAACAGCACGGACAGCCCATTGTCTACTATTTTCGAGACGACAACCGATGCATTGTTTACAAGAACAACGAATGAAACGGCTATCGCAAGCAAGCTCAGGGTGAGAGGCAAGGCTACCGTAAAAACTATAATGCTGTTTTCCATTTTTCGTAATCGCTCCTTCAACTGGATACATAAGAATAGGATTATAACAAACCATATTAATCACCTGTACCGATTGTATCAGGATTAAGTCAGAATGTCAAATCCTAAATCCACCTCGTCCTACTCTCTTAAAATTTTTACGGCGAGATCTGGAGGTACGCCGAAAAAGACGACGAGAACCTCGTTTAGATAAACGGCGACGTCTCATTTAGCATCCCTCCAAGAACCGAAAAAACGACTAGTTTTTTTAGAATCATTCTTATTAGCAACTGGCTCAACAAGTTGAGCAACATCAGATTGAAAGTCCGAAGCAACTTTTCTAGCAGTAACAGTGTTAGAAGAAGCCTTGCCTTTAAGAGCTTCAATAAGGTCAACGACCTCCTGAATAAAAGGTACTACAACGGAAACAATAAAAGTAAGAATCATAGTAGTTTTATTAGACATATTAACACTCCTTTACTTAAACAAATAGCCAATACCACGAAGAACGTGACCAAGGCCTGAGTTGCCAACACCTAAAGAGTCATAAAAATCAGCTTCCTGTTTTGAAAGGCGAGTGTTTTGCTCAGAGAAAGATGCGGCAGAATTAGACTGATTGGCTGAAGCCAAGTTAGAAATTATACCTGATTGAAGATAAGAGCCTTGAAGCCTTAAATTCTGAAGTTCCTGATCCATGCGCTGAAGCTCATAACCAAGACGTTTTTCATATGTCTGCTCAGCAAGATTTAAATGGTTAGCTTTGATACCATTATCAAGAACTATACCATGGGTCGCCTGACGCGTAGAATCAGCCTCTGCGACGTTTTTTTCAATTTGAGATACTGCAAGATGCTCGGCATTCTTAGCCTGCCTTTCAGCGGCGCTAGCAGCTTTGGCAGAGTTCATGGTGGAACCTATATCACTCATACCTACAGAAGCAGCTGAAGCTCCAGATATAGAACCGCCTATACCATTGGTTGCGGCAAGAATAGGATTAAGGCCAGCCTTGCGCATATCTTCTACGGCCCATTGATAACGATGTTTATAATTCTCAACGTTCCACTCGTTAGCCTGTGCGGCATTAGCAGAATTGTAATGACCCTGAACTGCAGATCCTAAAACAGAACCAGCAATACTGCCTAAAGTATTAGAAAGCCATGACATAAAACCAACTCCTTCTAGAAGTGATCAACAAGACCAGGTGTACCAAACATAGGCATAGGACGCACAGTAGTGTAACGGAAACCTATGTCAAGCAAGAATTCAGGCTCACTGGGAACAGCGATAATACGCTCAATAGGCGGATTTTCGACTATGAATTCCTCATTGAGAGCTGGGGCATTTTTAAAGAACTGGGACAAATGCCACTTATCCAAAGAACCATTAACTACAGAGCTACGGAACTTGCCTGTAATCTGCGAAGGTTTATAGCGATATTCGGAATAACGTTCCTGATAACCAAAAACAGTAGTATCAGCTTCAGAACCTTGAGCATAGATCTCACGAAGCTCAATGGCCTGCTCGCCAAGATGAGCAAATGTGGGCCAGTAGAAATCGTAAACAGTAGAACGAAGCCACATTTTGTTAATACCTTGCTGATAAGTAAGATCGGCACGAGCACATACAAAACCAAAGATATAGCCGTGTTCAACAAAAGATTTGGTAAAGCCATGGAATTTAGCAGCAGTAACACCATAAGCAGAAAGGTTACCTTGCGGAGAGGTGTTGTCGGTTGCAGAAGTCTGCGCTATTGGATTGACATTTACCATTTTTGTGAACGAACCTAAAAATTCAGGACGCTGAAGACGGGCATCAGGAGAAACTACGCCAAAGAAAGAGCGAAGCACTTCTGTATACCGGCTACCACCACGAGCAAGGCGTTCATAGAACTTCTGCATCTGGAAAGCAGTACGAAGACTGTTGATTGTAAATACAGACGATTCGTCCAAATTAGCATACCAACCTTTAGAAGAAACATTATCAACAGCAACGCTGCCAGACCTATAGACAACAGCATTGGATTCAGTAGAACGAACTAGAGTACCAAGAAGACCAGCATTAAGATCCTTATATTGATCATAAAGATAAACACCACTAGGCGCAGTTAATGTAGCTGTACCTTGAATAGGAGCTGTGCCGGCTAAGCCTATAGATACACCGGGGCCTTTTTGAGTCCACGGAAGAGCAGAAGTAAAGTAATCATGACGTTTGCCACGAGGCGGACAGGCGAAGCCGGGAACAATGTTGGTACCTGATGTAAAAACCCAAGAAGGCTGTTCAGAAGATCGGGCAGAGTCCAAAACTTCGTTGGTATCGCCTTTCTGAATCTTGACGGATTTCTGGAGGTTTTCGTCTCTAAACCATTCATTCCAAATAAGGTAAACACCACGAAATGGAAGAGCACTAATACCAGATAAATTTCCGGACGTATTCACGGGCAAGCCGAAATAGTCCCAAAGAGAGCCTATATAGGCATTTTCAGAGTTACCAATAGAAGTAACAGTAGGGATAACATAATCAGTGCGATCATCAGGGTCTTCCTGTTCAAAACAGAAATTCTGCCAGTGTTCCCAAACAAGACGGTTGGGAACAAAAAAGAAAAACCAGTCCAGATAAATATTATCCATGATAGGCTTAATAGGAGTAGCCAAACGAGCGAAATAATTAACAGACATACGAGTAGTATCGCCAGGCAAAACCTCATCAATAAATACAGGTATAAGCTTGCCTGAATCAAAAGTTGTCTTATAAACATGAGAACGGTCGAACTTAGTCCTTTTCATGTACATTGCAGGAGCATCGCTGAAGCGATGTCCTCGAACTCTTATTTTTTTTCGAGCCAAAATTTCACCTTCTTCGAAGTGTAAACCTAATAATTAACCTAAAGCAAATTATTATTAGGTTTTAGATTATTTTTGCGTCACCTACGCCAGTTACATCAAGTAAGTAACTGGCTTCGGTGACGCCTATTTTTGTGTTTCTTCATTATTTTGTTCTAAAGTGTTACTTTTTTCTTGTGTTTGTTTACTATTTACGGACTGTTGTGGTTCATCAAAGGTATTTTTACTACCATACAGACCTTGTTGTTGAAGATATTCGAGCGTTGCAGGATCATTCAAATGGTCGATGAAATTCATAGGATCGTGACCAAATTTTGCTCGAACGTAAGCGGGCAGGCTGTAGAATTCTTCACGAACTCCAGACACAAGCTCAAGCGCTGTACTGTAGTCGCCGGGAAGCGTTGCATCTCCGAACTGCAGGTAAGCGTATTGCGAACTATCGCCGAGGTCAAGAGTCATGATACCTTTCTGACCGTCTGCATACTTATTTACGATGTAATTGATATCAGTTTCATCTTTCTCGTCCTGAACCGTAAGAGAAGGCATAGTAAACTCTATGCCGCAATGATCATGATCTTCTACAGGATCGTAAGCTGTCTTAAATTTCATCGATGATAAAATGCTTATAAAAGCCTAGACGCGGCGGGCGTAGCGTACAAAAAAAGGACGATCTCTTGCGAGACCGTCCTTTTTCTGATACGCTCTTTATTAGATTATCATTCAGTAGAGTTATTGTCAACAGTCTGCACATATTCTATGGCGCGACCAACCATGACAGGAATACGGGACTCGTCACAATTCTCAACGTAATAGCGACCGTCGCTGTCACCGAGATTGCCAACATAATAAAGAGAAAAATCTTCAGGATACTTTATAATAAGCATTTTATCATCGTTAACTATACCTTCAAAAGCTCGCAGAGCAAGCATATCGTTGTGATAAACCTGCGGAGGACTGAACTGTTCAGCCTTAGAATCATAAATGGAATAAAGTCTCAGCGGAACCATCTCCTTTTCTAAATGCAACTAAATACCTACGAATCATAAGATAAAGCGTAGCTGATATGATGAAATATTCATCATCAAGACGAATAACCCTACAACCATCAGGCTTAAGACGGTAAGCGGCATATTTACTGCCACGAAAAGAGTAGTCAAAAGAAATATTACGATCACAACAGAATTTTTTAACAGCTTCAAATTCACTAATAAGCATCACCTCATTTCTGACTTAATGATAACACAATCATAATACCTTGTCAAGCTTTCTGCCAAGAAAATGCTTGTACTTACCTTCCTGAACACGACAGCGGTCAACCAAACGCTCAAAAGTGTTGTTCTCCAAGTTACGAAGCATCTTCTCAATACGATTATAACGAATATATTCCATCCAGTGAGGATGCGTTTCGTCAAATTTTTTATCATAATAACGAGGAGGACGCATTTTTTTGCCGTTGATAACAACATAATCATTGGAATAACATTCTTCACCATGATCTTCGAGCCATTTAGCACCTATCCCAGGGCGATTGGACGCAACCATGAATTCAGGAATGCGGCCTTTATAGTGAGAAGGAGCATCTTTACCTGTCTGCTTTTTAACTATATAGCGAGCGACATAGGCAGCAGAATCAAAGCTAAACTCACCAATAAGATGCATACCATATTTCCAGACCTTCGCAAAACGAGAAGAAGTATAAGTATTATAAGCGTCTGTACGGAACCGAAAAATTTTGTCGCTAAAATCAATATTAAACAATATGTCTTGCTTGCGATAGCCGTTTCATTC